ATTATCTTTTCAATTAGTTTAGTATCTTTTACAGATAAACGCATTTCGGCATTATAAGTAAATCCGTCAATTTCTAAACTTGTAACGGGTTCTTTATTATCGTAATTATCGGTATTGAATTCTTTTGTCTTTTCAACAAAGTATTTAAAATCTTCCCATTCGTCCTCTTCGATTCCGACAACTTCAAAAACTTTGATTTGTTTTTCGATGTTATCCAATTCTGGGTTATTGTGGATAGCTGAAATCTTTTCGAATTCCTCGATATTAATTTCATTCATTTTGTTGGCAATTTGCCTACCTAAAACTTCAATCATGTTTATAATTTTTGAACAAATATAAATAATATTTAATATAGTGAGATGACAAAAGATTTACCTATTTACAAAATTACCATTGACCCCGAATATTCGGACGGTGAAGATTTGGGAATCGAGCAAATCGCTTTCACTTCAAACCCGGCTATTAAGGTTAAAGGAATGGCTTTTAATCAAGATGTAAAATTGTTATTTGCAGATGACTTGAAATATCGCGTTACTGCTCCCGCTATGATTCCAATGGAAATTTATAGACGTGACGATGAAACGGGCGAATACTACGTTCAATTTACAGCTGAAACAATCGAGCAAATACATTCTAAGTTCATGCAAGATTTAAAGAACCGCGACATCTTTAATTTAGAACACGATCAATCGCAACAAGTTCCCGCATATATTCTTGAATCGTGGATAGTAGATAGCCCAAAAGAAGACAAAGCATTTAGCACGTTTGGAATTGAAGTGCCAAAAGGAACTTTGATGTTAACGGCTCAAATTACTGACGAAGATTATTATAATGAGTTAGTAAAAAACGAACAAATCGGATTTTCAATCGAGGGGTTTTTAGGTTTAAAATTAAGTAATCAATTAAATAAATATAATATGAACAAATTGCCAGACGGTGAACACTTAATCGAAGGTAAAATCTACGTTGTGAAAGGCGGAGAAATTATCGAGATTAAAGACGCACCAACAGAAGAAGTGGCTATGGAAAGCGACACGGTAGTAGAAGAAGAGGTAACAACCGAAACCGAGCCTATTGATGAGCAACCGGAACCCGAAGAAGTTTCAATGGCTGTTGACGTAACTACGGACGCGGAAGCGGTTTTAGCAATCGTTGCCCCTGTACTTGAAGAACAAGTTAACAACCTATTGAAAATTATCGCTGATTTAAAATCCCAAATCGAGGATATGTTAGCAGAAAGAACTGAAGACGAAATCGAATTAAAGTCTGATGTAAAAATGAGTATTGCTGAAAAGTTCAGCGCATTAACTAAATTAAGTAATTAATTAAAATCAAATAAAAACAAAAATGGAAAGAAAATTGAAATTCGACCTTGAAGTAGAAAATAACGCTTTATTGTGTCCAAACCCTAACGAGTTCTATTCAAGAGCTTATTTAACAGCTGATGTTGCCGATACTTACCGAGCATTGCCGGGAATTAAATCACGTACACGTTTGGCAAATGTTGCTTTTGGTTCAATCCTTAAAGCTTCAACTTGTAACTTCGAAGCGCCTACGGACACTTTGGACGCAATCGACATCGAAGTATGTGCATTCAGTGCAATGGCACAAATCTGTCAGTTTGATTTAGAGCAGTCTTTTGTTGCTTTGCAAATGACGCAAGGTTCAAACGGTGACTTTTCTGTCCCTTCATTCATGAATTACTATTGGGGTGAAATGGCAAAACAAATCGAAGAAGACATCGAACTAATCAGATGGCAAGGTGACACGCTTAGCTTAAATCCTTTACTTGCTCTTTGTGATGGTTACTTGAAAAAACTTTGTTTAGAAACAGGTAATTTGGCTTACGAAAATGGTGGTGCCGTTAACTCTTCAAATGTACTTGCTACATTGAACACGGTTGTAAATAGCTTACCAGCTTCAGTTCGATTTAAGAAAACAGATTTAAGAATCCGAGTTTCTTCAAATGTTGCTGCCGCTTATGAACTTGCTGCCGCTGCTGGAAATACATTAACGTATGTTTCTGCTCCATTGCAAATGACTTATTTAGGAATTAAAGTTGTTGTTTGTGAGGGTATGCCTGATAATACAATCGTAGCTTCTTTGCAAACTGATTTAATCTATGCATTTGACGCTGAAGGCGATTCTAAAGCGTTGAAAGCTGTTAACTTAACAGATACAGTTGCAGAACCTTATATCCGTACACGTGCGAATGTAAAAGCTGGTTTCTTTTATGTAAACCCTGCGCAAATTTCTGTTTGGTCTGCTTGTTTTGCATAATTAAAATTAACGGGGGTGTAAAAACCCCCTATTTTATAAACACTAAAAAAATATATAAATTATGTCATGTGAAGCATTAGAGGGAATTGTAAAGTCGTGTGACAACAATTCCGGTGGTATCTACAAAGTGTGGATAAACCAACAAGATGAAATAGATAGCGTTGCAATTAATCCAACATTAACGTGGACTATTGACCAAATTAACTTAGTAACACCAACACCTTATACAGAATTTGAAATCCGAAGAAATACGGGTTCATATACTGAAGAAGCTGCAATCGATTTAGTTAACGGGTCTTCTTATTACACTCAAGTAATTACTTTGATGTTCCATCGTCGTGACCAAACTAAATCACAGGCGATTAAAGTTTTAGGAGCTGGTCAACAATATCTAAATGCAATCGTTTTAGACGCTAACGGTAAATATTGGTATTTTCCATTCATGCAATTAACGGGAGCTGCTGAAGGTTCGGGAACTGCCCGTGCGGATGGTTCTAAATATTCAGTTACTTTGACTGCTGAAAACGATTTCTTAGCTTATGAGGTTACGGAAGCTGCGGTTGAATTGGTTATTTAATACTATCTTCTCCAAGAAAATTAGCACTCTTTATAAGGGTGCTTTTTTTTTAAACAAAAAGACGTACTAACTTAATATAGTTGTGATATATATAAATAAAGACGAGGTAAACAATATCGTGTTAACGCTTAGTGAGGTTAGTACCTTAACAAATCCTTATTATTTATTTGTGTTTCAAAACGAAATGAACCCAGAAAGCGAACCTATTTTATTCACTTCTTTGGATATTTCAGCTTATCCAGAACGATACAACCAATTTTTATTAGATGAACCCGTTGACGTTGAATTAATCAAAGGTCAATATTCTTATTCGGTTTACGAATCGGTAATACCACCCGTTGCAATTATAGACACAACAGGAATTGTTATCGAAGAGGGTCGAATGGTCGTTTCTGGTTCTATTATAAATTCAATTTACGATTAACTTATGGCATGGTATAACATATTTTCTAAAAGTGAAAAACAAGGCGTTGAAGTTGTTGAAGGCTATCATAGTTTTTCTACTCCGTTTGCTCGAGTTGGTAATGCAAATCTTGCCTTACCTTATGTAAATGGACGTTATCAGGTCGCTGGTTACATTCCTTTTGGTTCGGATAACTTATATCCTGAAATCCTTAATCAAATGTATTACAGTTCACCTTTGCATGGCGCAATTGTAGACTATAAAACAAATGCGGTTATCGGTGGCGGGTTTAATATCATGATTGATAAACTAACCAATGAGGAAAAATTAGAATTATACGCTTTTGAATCTAAATTGAAGTTGAAAAAAATGGCTTCGGTTGTTACAAAACAGCTTGTTATTCATAACCGAGTTTATTTTAAATTGTGTTTTTCTGAAAAGGGAAAAATAGTTAAAATAGATAATCTTTCACCTGAAAAATTAAGAAGATCACAGGACGGTAAAACTTATTTTGTTTGTGATGATTGGGCTTCAAGAATTGATGTTTTAGAAATTAAACCCTACCACCCATTAAATAAAGATTACGAGCAATTGTTTATTTATGAATTGCCGTGTATTGGTCAGGACTATTATCCATTACCGCAGTATTCAAGTGCTTTAAACTTTGCCTTTTTATCAGGTGAACTTTCATACTTAGCAAAATCAAATATTCAAAATGCTGTTTTCCCGTCTTTTGCTATGTTTTTTCCTAAGCGACCGCAAAGCGAAGAAGAAAAAAATATGATTAGACGTACTATTGACAAGCTGAAAGGTGCTGAAAACGCTGGAAAAGCGGTCGCGTTCTTTGCAAATAGTGCCGAACAAATGCCGAAAATAGAAAGTTTACCGACAAATTCCAATGACAAGTTATTTCAGGAAGCTTCAAACCTAAACACGGAACAAATATGTTTTTCGCATACTATTGACCCGATATTAATGGGGGTTCGTACGACGGGTTCACTTGGTGGCGGTGCGGATATAAAACAAGCCTATGTTATATTTGAAAAAAACGTAGTTAAACCATTACGAGAAAGCATCCAAGATATATTTAACGAATTGTTGCATATTGCAAAGGTAAAAGGAACGTTAAAAATCAATAATTTTCAAATCATTAATGAAACTATTGTAGAGGTTGATGAAAACGCTTCAAAATTAGCAACTCAATTAAGTTCTTTAAATCCTGAATTGTTAGCAAAAGTATTAGAAAATATGACCACTGAAGAAATACGTTCTTTAGCGTCCTTGCCACCTATTAAACCTGAAACTCCAGCATAATGCTTTATTTTATAACAGAAAATTACCTAAAAACAAATACGCCAATAACGGCTAATGTAGATGTTACAGATGTAACCCCGTATATTGCAACACAGGCGCAGTTAAGGGTAATGCCTATTTTAGGAACTACATTTTTTAATTATATGCTGGAAGTTTATAACGACCAAACGGCAACAAACGATGAAGAAACTTTAATTAAATTTATTCAACCTGTTATAGCGTGGCGTTCGGCTGAAGATGCTGTTTTCGGTTTAACATACCAACTTAAAAACAAAGGACTTCAAACACAAAGCGGTGATTATTCAAGTTCGGTAAGTCAACGCGAAGTGGCTTTTGGCATGGAGCATTACGCACAAAAGGCTTCATTCTTTGAAACACGATTAATCAGATACCTATTAAAAAATAGAAATTTATTTCCTGAATTTATTTCACATGAAAACCGCGACACGGATTTACGCCCAATGATTGACTGTTTAGGTTGTTCTGGGTGTCACAATGCAACGTGTAACGGTGAAAGCGGAAATGGATATAACAATCAAATCTTAATACTATGAGTTTAATAGAACAATGGGCAAACAACCTTGGAAAAACTGAAAC